CTATTTTGCTGCTTGTGAGGCGGATTCTGACGCCGTTTCAGTGTCGGATGATGCAGAACTATTCACTACACCGGCTGTAGACGTGGGTGCTTGTAATTCGTCAGCGGCCTGATTAGCGGTCGCTTCAATTTGACTTTCCTCATCGCTTTTAACTGTTGGCGCTGACACTGTTTGAACGTCAGTAATTACACCTAACATACCAAGGATTGTTAATACAGTGTTGATAACAGCGACAATGGCTGACCAGTCACCGGCAAACTTGATACCAAATACAGCTAGTACCTGTTGAATCAAAACAATCAGCAACGAAATAATCCCAGCAATCAACTTACCATTCAAGCTTCCATCGGCATTCTTGAAACTAATTTTTTTCATAATATCCTCCTATAAGAACTTTTCCGCGATGTAAATAACTAACGTGACGAGTACGCCACTAACTAAGACCCCGATCAACCAATTTTGAATAGTTGTCACGCGGTCAATTTGATGGCTGGCTTCGATTGACTTGGCCAGGGCCTTGTCCGCTTTGTCGCCAATATCGTCAACTTGGTTTAACTTTTCTTCGATGTTCTCAACTTTCGTTTTGGTGGCGGCCACATCCTTTTGAATATCCATTAATAACTTAGTTGTATCATCGTATTGTGCCATTACCGCACCACCAATCGCTGACCAGGATAGATAGTAGTGTAAATCGTCTTGCCGTTCTGATTAGCTAATGCAGTCATACTTAGGCCGTTGTGCTGAGCGATTGACCACCAGCTGTCGCCAGACTTGACTGTGTAATACGTATGACTAACCAGCTGATCAGTAACTCGCTTCCCGTAGGCTGGCCCGTTGGTGACACCTAGCTTGATAAAGCCATATAGGCCGTTTGAACGGGTGTAACGTGCCCATACATAGTCGTGTTCAATAATGACCGCATTGTAAGTCACACTCTCACCCTTGTAATAGGTAGCTATTTGACTCACCTTGTCACTATCCGTGTAACGCACTGCCAGAGTACGGCTAGGATAGAATACCCCTCGCTGGTTGTATTTAACGACCTTAAAGGTGGCTTTCTTAGCTGCCTGCTTATGAGCCTGATTAATGTTGGCCTGTGCTTTAGCCTTGCTAGCAGTCGTATAGCCCGACTTAGTAATGCCTGTTAAATCGACATTGCCGTCTAATCCGCCTGCTTTATACATGCTAGTGAATTGGAAGATAGCCACGCCGTCCATGCTAGGGAAGTAGTTGTAATCAGGGCTAGTTCTAACCAGATAGTCTGGATATTCTGCTAACCATAGACAGCTACCATAGGCTTTGACAATGGCGCTAGTGTTAACATGAGCGTTGAGGTAAGCTTTACCAGAGTACAGCATAGGGGTATAGCCAGCGTCTTTAATAAGCTTCATCTGAGCTAGAATGACATTAGTGTTGGCTGTCACGCTATTAGAAGCACCGTCCTCATAGTCTAGTGCTACAATACTACCCTTGGGTGTCCTAATCCGTGGCAAGTAATAGGCCATCATAGCCTTAGCATTGGTCATATTGCCACCAACACCGTCCCACAAATAGGTATGCACCCGTTTACCAGCCTGTTGAGCCGATTTAACTTGGCTGTTATACGTGGTCTGAGGGATATTAGTACCGCCATAGAAGCCACCAGCTTGCGAGAATACAAACTTATCGGTGCTATAGCCGAATACACCACTATTGCCGTTATACTTAGACCAATCAACCCCTTGGTCACGACTAGTTGAAGCCTGACTGGTAAGATTGACCATTAAAAAGGCCATAAAAATGGCGCCCACCGTTAAGATGAGTGCCTTTAACTTGTGCTTATTCAATTGTCTACCTCCTATTGTACGCTGTTATTATCTGCGGTAGCTGCTGCCTGTGCTGCTTTGTAGGCTGTAATTGCATCGGATACTTGAGTAACCTGGGCTTGGGTAATCAGTGATTTTGCTAGATAATTGCCAGCATATACAGTTGCTAAATCCGATGGAATCAGTCCATTGTTAACACTGCTAATTAATCCTTCTGTTAAAAATTCGCTTAAATCAAAACTCATGACAAAGATCCTCCTAGTGCTACAATAGCTGCTTTTATTTTTGCGTAATCTGATTGTGTCAAAACTTCTGATGGATTAGGTGACCAGTCAGTTGCTTGAGAACCTCTTTCTAATTTAGTTTCACAGTATGAAAAGCTTGAAGCTGTTGACTGTGACGCTGCAAAAACTAATGTGACATACTGAATAGTACTTCCGGCAGTAATAGTACCTGTCCAAGTGCTATAGTCAGATGTGCCAGCGGATACAGTACTATCACTAGCGCGGTACTGGACACCAGATGCGTCTTTCCATGAAATTTGAATTTTCATGTCGTATGAGGCTTGTGATATATGCGTCCTTGCTGTATAAGGTGTGTCACTATTAATCGTTGTAATATTTGCTAGATGTTGTGGTATACCAGTGTTCCAGCCTATAGCATTATTCACAGTGTTTAATGTTTTGCTAGTCCCTAGTAGTAAGTTAGTCCCGACTGCACTGTTATCAACTTGCGCTTTAAGATCAACAAAAGCTGGTGCCACGGTCAAACTAGCATTGTCAACAATGCCCGGGTCACCCTTGTCACCTTTAATACCTTGTGGGCCTTGTAATCCTGTTGGGCCGATTGGGCCTTGTGGCCCAGTGTCACCAGTATTACCTTTATCACCCTTGTCACCCTTAGCAATTGTGCTTGCGGCTTTATTCATTGCTGCCACAAAGTCATCAAAAGTAATTGTTGTGATAACTGAGCCATTAGTGCTTTGAATGTTATTGGTAATGGTGAAACCAGTTGACCCATCACTAGGGTAAATTGACGTCCCAGTACTATCAACCACCCATACTTCAATGGAATAGCTACCAGCAGTTAGGCTAGTCATCAAGTCAGCATTAAAGTTAACGGTAACTTGACCAGTCGTTGGGTCGGTTAAACTAGCTGGGTCAACTGTGGCCGATTTAAGGTAGCCACTAGCATTACCCAGTTTAACAGTAATTGACGTGGCCTTAGTTAAGTCCGTTGCCACATTATCATTGCCACAAATTAACGAAAAACTGGTCGTGGTATCACCAATTTTAACTGTCTGTGGGGACGTATCGGTAAAACTAAGCGTTTTCGCCATCTTTATCTGCCTCCTTTTCAGCCAACTCGGCATTGAGCTGGTCAATTTGAACTTGAGCCATCGCTAATTGCTGGTCTTTAACGGCAATTGCTTGGGCATAGTTACTCGTTAGCTTGTTAATTAAAGCTTGTGCATCGATATTCATAATTTAAGCCTCCTTTGTGGTAGTTGTGGTAACTGGCTTTAAAGCGGTCAGACTATCAATCAACGTATCTAATACCTTCAATTTAACCCTATCTGCTCCACCAGCACCTCCGGCAATGGCAGTGTTAAATTCATCCATGGTAATACTTACCTGTGAGCTAATACCAAGCGTATTAATTTGAATGCTGATTGTCATAATGCTGTTCGTGTAATCTGGTTTATAATTTGTAATCAAAATGCTATCCATTTAATCTGGCCTCCAATTTGTTTAATCTAGCTTCCAATTCCATGTTGTGACCGTTTAATTGGTCAATTTCTTTCTGTTGTTCCTGCACAGTCGCTAAAGTGGCGTTCAATAACACACTGTCATCAACCCCATTTAGCTTGCCGTTTTCATCACGGCTGATAAATATGTCCGGCAATCGCCACTGCTTAGTGTCATTCACGTCATCGACAATGGAAGACAACCTAATATGACTATTACTATCGTCAGATTTGTACTGATAGGTTGCCAAGTCAATTGAGTTGACTAGTTGCGCCCAATAAGCTGTATCAGCCTTTTTAACGTCCTTCTTAAGACTCAATAGTGATGACTTAACCAGGCTCGTATAATTAACCGTAGCAGCGTATATATCAACGGATTTGCCATCATTACGATTGAAATGAATCGGGCCATTGTCGGAACTGGTAATCGTGTGATAGGTATTTATGTTGAAGTTACCAATATCTAAAGAACGATTGAATTGAATGTTATTAGCACCCGAGCCATCAATACCAAAACTGGCTGTCTTCATAGTTGGACCATTGCCGACATACCAGATGTTCTGTGTACCATTAGGATTAATATTGCCGTATGGTGTAATAATGATACCCTTCGGTGTAACGTCATCAGAAGTACCATTAAAGGTGACTTGTTGATTGTCACCATGCAGGGTAATACCATCATTTACATTAACAATGACATATCCTGTGGTTGTATTTACCGGATTTGAAAAAGTTGTGTCTTTAGCTGACGTATAACCTGATTGTAAATTAAGGCCTTGACCGTTAATTACTGAATCATAAGCTAAATATTGCCCATTACCGATCATTGAGCGATATTTATAGATAATCGCCCCAGATTCAACGCTTGATTGCAGTCCAACCGCACTGTCAAAGTACGTTGACTTATATGCTCCGTCTGGCGTAATAGTCATTGGATAATATTTAGTGGTGTTATTGGCATTGCTAATAATGTCACCACCATGGAACGTTGTCCCGTTAATAGTTGAACCATTAATAACTGAGCCATCTATTTCGCCAGCACTGACAACATTACCTGTGTCTGGCTGGTAACCAGTTGATAGAGCAGTTTGAGTTAGCATAGGTGAACTAAATAGAGCATGACCAGTACCGTTGTATGCCCAATATTGGATACCAACATACGCAGCATTGCTTGGGGAGATTGCATTGTTAATTGTCTTGTATGCCCAACCTTGTGCAGTTGGGTTACCACTCCACGTGTTACCAGCATATCCACTAGCCAATCGGTTACCATTGGCATCAAAGAAGGCCAGTGTAAATTGATAATTCATGGCAGCTTCACTACCATCGTCAATGAACCAAACTGATGCGCTATAAGGCTGACCGTGCAAACCATTTAATGGGTATAACTTAGATTGTGCAAATGTTACCCAAGTCCCAGAACCAGTTGAAGAGTTAAATCCAATCGAAGGAACACCGTCATGCAAAGTAGCATTTGAATAGTATCCTTTAGTGAATAAATTCCAACCGGTAACTTTGGTATTTGGATATGTGCCAGAATTACCTAATAATGCCGCATTATAAACTAGGTTAGTAACACCTCTGATTGTTAAATTGCTTGCTACGACAGCACCGTTTGCATCGGTTGTAAACGACCCGTTAGGCGTGCTAAACGTGTTAGCGATAATGTCGACACCTTTAAGTGAGCCAGCGGTAACATCACCTAAATTGGCACTTAAAGCTGATAATTTGCCGACATTTAACCGGTCAGTACTGAGTGTTCCTGTTGTGATGTTTGATGCGTTAATATTTTTACCAGTAATCGTATTAAAGTCAATCGTGCCAGCTGTTAATTTATTGGCACTAACATTACCAACTTGGGCATCAGTGATAGCTGCATTGGCTATTTGTGCCGTTCCTACAGCCAATTTTCCTATCTTGGCATTAGTAATTGCGCCATCGCCTATTTGTGCGGTACCTACGGCTAGGTCAGCAATCTTGGCACTATTAACAGCCGCATTACCAATCTGAGCATTGGTGATTGCACCATTGGCTATTTCAGCTGTTCCAATAACCCCTTTATCAATAACTGTCTCTGTCGTGATATGGACTATCGAACCATCCTTAACACCTGCACTTAACGTCTTATAATCAGCACTTGCCTTGTTTGCACTTACTGCTGCTTGACTACCAACTAATATGGCACTTGAGGCAGCTTGACTAGCATTGTTAGCAATACTAGTGGCATTATTACCAGCACTTTGTGCTACCGTAGCCGCACTATAAGCTTGTGAAGCCACCTGACTAGCATTATTGCCCGTTGTAGTTGCCTGCGAAGCCACTATTGCCGCGCTAGAAGCCGCTTGACTGGCTGCCGATACACTAGACTGCATATTGCTAATATCAGTGTTAAAGTTATTGCTTAAGGCGGTCTGTACGTTGCTTAGGGCCGTATTATAAGCGTCTGTAAGGCCCTTGTAAGTGTCCCGATTAACGTCACTAGCTTTAGTGGTATCCGTTAATATGGCTGTCATAAAGGTATTCAAGTTAGTGTAGGCTGTGGTTAAAGCAGTCGTACTGATACTGGCTTCTTTAGCCCGGGCTAGCACTACATTATACTGGCTAGTTAATCCGGCATACTGTGAGGCCTGCGTCTGTTTTTCAATGACGCTCATTAAATTGGCATCATTTAAATTGGCAACTCCACTAGCCGCATTATCAGCCGTATTTTGTGCGTTGATAATTTTGATGCCATCATCGGTTAAGATGATCTGTGTTGCGTTAGATTCAGCCATTTATAAACCTCCTTCCTTAATCATTGCTAATCGTAGTCATTGGCAAACGTTCTTTAATTGGTATTGCAAAGACACGTTCTAAAGGAGCACCTTGATACTGACAATTGAAAGTAGCCAATAACTCCGGCTGGTTAGTTTGGCTATAGATAATGTTACAGGTTTCAGGCTCAACAACGTCATCGGTTAACCCTAAATTCATATCCAGTAAATAGTTAGAGGCGAATTCTTGCCCGCCATGAACAACATTAATGGCGTACACCATACGGGGGTCTTTCATGTTGTAATTACCAGAGTTAAAGTACACATATGGGAAGTCAATGCCTTGTGATTGGTAGGTTTGTTTATTCTCGTCAAACCCATAGTTGGCAACATCAAAACTATATAGCACATCATAATTACCTTGTTTAACCTCATCGAGTCGTAGCACATCATGTTTACCATTCACGTAGCCACACAGTACGTACCCATGTTTAAAATCAACGCTTACTCTTATATAACGATCGACAGTGCAAAAACGTGTAATACGATTATCATCATTGTCTAGGGTCGTATTAGCAAGGTATGGTATGCGACTAACTGCATATTCATTAACGTTTAAATTAGGCTTAGTTGCTGACCAAATGTAAATAGCTCCATCTACTTCTTCAATTGAGAAACTCGAACCATGCCCGCCATGTGAAACGATCATCTTGCTAATCGGATTAAAATTAGTGTCATGTAAGACAAACATGGTGTCGCCAGTTGTGCTTTGGTTAATTGCCCGGCTAGTTATATACTGGCCATTACTCAAAGGGCACATATATTGTGCCGCCTCAGTTATTCCTAGTGTGCTGTTGTCTGGGCTAAAACTACCCAAACTACGAATAGCACTAGTTTGTAACTTAATCTCTGGCTCATCTTGAATATAACGGGTCTCAATAGTACCGTGCAATGTGCCAACGGCATTGTATGCTGCTTGTACTAAATAGCCAGTTTGATTGAAACCAGTATCAAGGGTGCCGTCAGTATTATAACGGTGCCAAATAAATCCCTTGTTATCAATATAGGCTGAGATATTAGTGTTACCTTCCCAAGCTTGTAAGATTAACCGTTTAGTTTGACTGGGGTCCGTGAAGTTGTTGCCGTCCGGAGTTAAAGCGACCGGTTTAACCGAGCTAGCGTCTTCCTTTGCTTTTTCAATGGCGCTATTAATAGCACTTTGATAACCCTGCATCCAGGCTGGTGTTGCAACTGGTACCGTGACATATTCACCAAAGCCAACGGTATTGCCATAAGGGTTAGCAAAACTAATTGTCCGTTGAATCACTCGGCCACTGGCATCTAATGCCGGCTTGATTAACTCATCTTTAAACCTAATCGTGGCACCTAATGGCGGGTTAAATTTAGACGTTACATTAACTTCATAATACGTCCGTGGGTGATTATACAATTGCAACATTTCTTCGGCCCATGCTTTAAGACCAGCTGGGTCTTCAATTGAGTTAGCTGTAACAACCCCCTCATAGTACAACCCAGATTGCCAGTCAGGGTTATATGTTTGATTAGCTTCATCATCAACAATGTAACTCTTACCATCATTGACTAGTCCAATTGTGTTGCCGTTCGCACCATAAGGGATAAGTTTAGTGATTGGGTTTGACACCGTTGTTCGCTTTAAGCTAGTCATATTCTTACCAAATATTGCCTCGTTGTAGACCACATTAGCATTAAGTTGGTCAGTAATGACACACACCTTTTTCGTGATATTCCCTTGTGAGTCAATCTCAACATAAGGATCAATCTCGACATCATAGGTTTGAATGAGTGTCTGTAATAGCGTGCTAGCTTTAGTCTTGCCGTCAATGGCAATTGATGGTGTCATTACATTAGTAGTCTGATAGTCTAGCGTCCAACCAGTGGCGTTAAAGCACTGATTAAAAGCCGTCTGAATCGAACTATCACTAGCCGTAATGGCCACTGGGTAATGATGAGCTAAGTTGTACAAGCATAGGTTGGTAAAGTTAGCCGTTGTGACGTGTTTAACAGCAGCGGTATTGCTTTCTTCCACACTGTATATGCGCATGACATACCAGTGTCCCGATAAGGCATCATAATAAGCTAGGTTGTTGCCAGCGACCACTTTATCTGAATCAGGTTGGCCTTGAAGCACGTCTAATGAACCTTGATGGTCGAACTTCTTAGATTGGGCGTTTAGATTAATCGTGCCGGTATAGCTGTCCTTAGTGCCGACATTGACGTCATCGTCATAACTTGTACTGGTCGTATCGGCATCAGCTAGTTGAATCTTGACGCTATCATTGGAAAACTTAGTGGCCCCATCAACAGTCAATGTGCCAATCCGCTTTAAATTAGGGTCTAGAATTAAATACTGGTTATTTAAAGCCATTTGTTAACCTCCTTATTTTAGTTATGTAAAAAGGCCGCCCTTAATTGGGAAGCCTTTACAGTGTTGCTATAGTATTCTTGGTAAATATTTCAAGGTCATTTGAGCGTCATCTAGGTCACCAATCATTGACAAGCCATTAACGCCCGGTTTTAACTTAGGGAAATCGGTTGACCAAACTGGTGAAACTAGCTTGCCGTTTACAGTAACCGTATCTGACTCACAATCCATCACAATCTCTTCCCCTGCATTAGCAATATAAGTTGGCTTTGTTGTGTCAACTTTATTGACTTGCCATATTTGAAGGTCAGTCATTGACATAAAGGGGTTACGATAGGCAATTTTATACTTATCTTCTGTAATTGGGTGCTTTAGGAAGACAGAACCAATCCCACCCAAGGCTGTCTGATACTTATTTTGAGTATCAACATAGGTCCCATGCACTAACATGTGAATATTAGGGTCCAGGAATGGTCGACCTGTTTTGGTCGAATACTGGGTGATACTCCAGGTAAATACTTGTCCTCGTTTAGTGATGTCCAACACTAGCCAAGCACCTGCCAGTGCGGAGTCTTCCTCTTTATTGACCACGGTTGTATAGGTGTCGACGGTTTCTTTAACGGTTTTTTTAGTTACTTTTCCATTTCTGGAACGTCCATATTTAGTGACAGTTTTGGTTGTCGTGCCAGTTTTGATTTGAATTTTCTGGTCGGGCTTATTCGTAAAAGAACCTGCCGGCCCTGAACCATAGTACAAGTCAGTATAGCGATCACCATATTCCAATGTTGAGCCTGGCTCACATATTTGAAGCCTAGCCATGGGTTTAGCGCCATAGGCCATGTCACGCATGCCAAAGCGTCCAATAGTGTTACCGTTAGGGTCTAACAGCAAGACTTCAACACGCCCCATCGCACGGCTATTATGAGTACCGCTATATTTGAATTGATGGATGCCCGTTCGCACTCGCCAGTCAGTCAGTGAGTTTGTCATGCCAGTATAACGATATGCTGGTCCATACCAGCGGTCTTCACCGGTTGTGGGGATTGTACCAAAGTCATATCCAGCACTAGTTACAGCTGGCCGCATTACATTAGTTGAAGTCTTAATCGCACTGTGGCCTTGATACGTGTACGCTTCACCGGTCTTCATATTACTAAGTGCATTGGTATCATTTGTCCACATTGCCATAGTTCCCAGCGGATCATCAACAACTTTAGTATAAGGTTGAACCGCAGTGGCTTGGTCTCCCGGTGACTCAGGACCTAAACCGAACTGACCACCATTTAAACTAAAGCCAATATACTTTAAATCTCGTTTAGGTATGACCTGAATAACCGGCTCTGTTCGTGCAGTTCCATCAACAGTAATCGTGTTTAAGCCATTATTTAAGGGCTTCTCAACCTGTGGCAAGGTTGCCCGGGGATCGGATTGCACAAAGGTAATCGTTAATGTAGCGTCCCACGCCCCCTGGTTAATGAACTGTGGATCGCTAATCGCAGTAATATGCCCCCAGTAAGTCACTTTTGGTTCAAAGCCAAAGACTAAAGGATACTCCTTGCCATTATCACTTGGATCATCACTTAGCAATAAGCCACTCAAATTATGCATAATATGATTGTATTTGTCCTGACTGCCACGAGCGATAATAGTTATTGGAATACTGATTGTCCGACTAGTATAGTCCATACCATTAAATTGATTACCATACATGGCGGGAATATCGGTTGCTTGCTCGGCCATGGCTGGTGCACTTGGCAGTGTTACTGCTCCCATAATGGCTTGCAAATCATTGCGGCTATTTAAGCCAGCATACTCAAAATCACTTTTGTTCAAAACAGACAATTATATCACCATCCTTGTTTAATTTTAACTATGTAAAAAAGAGCCTTCTAAGGCTCTTCAATATATTAATACTAATACCCCATCATTTGACTATATTGTGACATCTTCTTGGTATTTGACTTGACAGCATTAACCACGTCAGAGTTGGCAACAACTGCTTTAACATCTCCTTGGCCAGTGACCAAAGCCTCTAGTGAAGCTATAACCCGCTGTTTGAATGCTTCGTCGGAATCAATCTGGTTGTTACTGGTATTTATCACATTAGTGCCATCTTGAGCTCCGAACTTAGCCATTATCTGTTGCATAATTTGGTAAGCCCGTGAACGCTTAGATAAGTCCATCGGAACTATGGCTTCTGGCAAGTTGCCTTCAAATAATTTGTAAACGCCCGCTTTGTTTCCGAAACCACCATTCTCAAATCCTTTAATATAGCGATAAACAGCTGACGCCTGACTTTCACGAAGCCCACCGGTGCCATTCATAGCACCGCCTGATTCCCACGTTGCAAAGAATTTATATGCGGCTTCTGTTGGATTGGTCATACGTAGAACGGATTTTAACAAACTACTCTCACCGGGCTCGTTAAGAGCGTAATTAATTTGGCCAGCAGCCGAGTCCCATGCATATCCATGTTTTCTAAGCCAGCTTCTTAATGCTGTTTCACGAGTGAACGTCCATTGTCCCAACCCAGTACCATGATCAAGTGGATCAATGGCAGTAGGGGTCAAGTTTGATTCGATAACCCAGTTTCCTAGAACACCGGCAATACCACCATTATTTGAAGCGGGATAGCCATGTTTAAATGCTCTAGCCAATTCTCGTGCACGGGAAGCAACACTACCGGACAGCTTAATGTTGCCAACTCCTCCACCGAAGTTGTCAGCTAAATCAGAAATAGCTTTTGAAAATCCCTTTAAAGCTCGGTCAACTAGTCCTTTGCCTAAATCATGGCCGATTGAACCGACTCCTAGAGTTTTAGTTGGATCAAATGTCTTTAAAGCCATTGACTTTAAAGTTTTCAATGGGTGAGTTATCTTAGACAATGCATCCATTGCTTTATCACTAACGCTGTCGAAGATAGAAGTAGCACCGCTCTTAATTTTCTTTAAAAACGACGCGATATCAATAGTGCCTTTGGCATAGCCAGGAAGCGTATGTCCCAGTCCGCCGTTAAAAAGCTTAGCAGTATCACCAGCATTAAGAATCTGATCACCCGGTTTAACATTAACCACTTCAGCACCATTCATACCCAGAAATGACACTTTCCCATTGTCTCTATCAATTTTAGCCTCGATACCGCCTTCGCCAACTAAAGCTCTAGCAGTGCCAACAATACCGCCGGAAGCATGGGCTTCTATGCTTACTGGATTATATCCCGATTGATAAGCGCCAACATTGATTGGTTTAATACCAAATCCTTTAACTAGATTACTAAAGAAACTAGTAATGTTTTTCCAAATACTATGAATACCGGAGCCTTGCTTATCGGCAGCTTTCATGGAGCCGTTGGCTTGCTTAACAGCATGCCCCAAAACACCTTTTGACTGTGAATTGGCCTGATCAACTACCGAACTGTTTTGATCCTTAGCATGTTTAACAACTTGTGATCTTTGCTTATCTGCGTCATCAGTAGTGTGCTTGTACTGACGATCCGCATGTTGCTCAGTTTTGTTTTCCTGCTCTAAAGCGTTGTCAATTGACTTTTGTTTTTGGTCCTTGGCTTTACTAATAATAGCTACACGTTGCTTCTCGGCATACTTAGAATTACCAGAATATTGATTTTTAGCAGCATCAACCGTTTTACTATACTGACTCTTTGCTTGACTGATTGCCTCGCTAGCTTGTCTTTCAGCTGCTTTTATAACCTTATTGTGTTGCTTTTCAGCTGCAGAAACACGATCTTTGTATTCTTGGTCTGCCAGTGAGACTGTCTTTTTGTACTCTTTATTCGACTGTGAAATAGCATCATTTGCTTGTTCACGAGTGATTTTCCCCTTGCTCTTGGCAAGATTTCTCAAAATATCATTCTGCTTATTAGCAGCTGACTTTATCTTTCCCGTTAAAGTTGTGTTTAAACGGGCTTCTTGTGCAGTAGTTTCCGTTGCACTTTTAATCCGGAGTTTATCAAGAGCAGCTGACTTTTTGTTTTCTTCAGCCTTAATAGCTGCTTTCTTTTTAGATATGTCTTTCTGAACAATAATCGAGTTGGCACCAAACCGTCGTTCGTCAGATGCTATTTTAACATCCCAGCTAGAACTAGTTTTTCTCTCGCTAGCATTCCATTTACTAATAATACTTGCTTTTTGCTGCGCATAATACTTCGCAATAGCATTGCGATCAGAAGCTGACATTTTTTCAAAACGATTTGTCTCACTATCATTCTTTTTAATTGAAGCTAATTGCTTTTTATACTCCGCATCGGTTAGCATACCCGCTTTATGAAGTACGTTCACATCATTTAAATCTTGCTTCTGCTTTTTAGAATAATAGGAACTATACGCCTTACCTAGATCACTCAGTGAGTGCTTAGTGGACTCTGTCTTAATCTTGGGAGATTCAATGGTCTTACCTTTTAGCGCATCACTAATTCTTTTAACAATCGTATTTGCAGTTTTAGTACCACCAACACCATCACCAATGCTTGCTCCTAACATTGCTCCCGCAGCTGTTCCTGCTCCCGGGATAACACTTCCAAGGGCTGCACCAATGCCGCCCCCAATAAGTGTTCCAGCTGTTTTACCAGTTGCTTTATATTTATCAGACGCCTTACCGGAGCTAACCGCTTTCGCAATGCTACTACCAGCGTCCCAAGCAGTCATGGCTAATCCAGCACCATTGATAATCCTTGTGCCAATTGTTCCTCCTAACAATGACCATTTACTACTTTTAGCAATTTTTTCAGTGTTTTCCGCTTCAACTGATATAGAGCTTAAATCAGCGCCTATATTCCCAGCCTTTCTACCTTTAACTCTCCGATAACCAGTTCCAATATTTTCTTCACTGGCCGTACTTAGTTCCGCATTAGTTTTAAGAACTGCGTTTTGTTCTTCTAAAGCCTTAGTTTCTTGTTTAATCCCTAGAACTTTTTCAGCCCAGCTAACAGTATCACTGATTTTTTTAAAAGTTGACAGAACTGAACTAGTCTCTTTGACGGCTTTACTTGTTAACCACCATGCTGCTCCAAATTTTGCAATTGTTTCTGTGTGCCCACCAACCATACTGAGTAATGGCTTTAAAAGTGCATTGGTTATTTTAAGCGATTCAATTAACGTTTCAAATCCCAGGCCACCCAAGTTTTTGACAGTTTTGAAGAAATTAACAATTTCCGGAGCATTTTTGGCAATGGAGTCAGAAGCTTTGGTGACACCCTTGGCCAAGTTATCCATTGCATCATTCATTGCTTTTGGCGCTGACTTGACATCAAAGGCTTTAGCAAAAGCTTTAGTAATCGTGCTAATACCTTTTTCTGCCGCCACACCGACCTTATTAAACTCCTTGTCAGTCCGTTTGTCAGATACCCATTTTGAAACTGCACCATAGATTGGATTTTGAGCGGTTAAAATTGGCTTTTCAATGTCACCGATTAAAGCTGGAACACGCGCTTTGATCGTACGTTCCATACCAACCATCGTATGTAACATGTTGTCGGCGGCTTTATCGTATTTTCCGGATCCAAGTTGATTAAACGTATTTTCAATATCTTTAGCAGATATTTTTCCTTCTTTAGCCATCTCACTCAAATCAGCAACTGTTACCTTACTACTTTTGTGAGTCTTTTGGGCGTTTGTCTCTTGTTGAGCAGCATATTGCGAGTTAACCTTAATAGCTTGCTTAATTTCTGCATTAGTCACTTTGTGCCCACTTGCAATTTGCTTGCTAAAAACTGTAAATTGCTGGGCACTGACAATACCTTTTTGACGATATGTTTCTAGGTCAGATAAACTATTATTTGTTCCATAATGCATTCCTTCAAACATCAAGGTCATTTTTTTGTTATAGGCACTTACGGCTTTAGCAGCACCTTTACCTGTTGAAGCAGCCGTATCACCCGTCTTTTTTAATCCAGATTCATACTTGGCCAATTGTTCACGGAACATCGGGAAATACTGGCTAATTTGGTTTAACATACCAGCATTGGCTTTTCCCCGTGACAGACCGTTAACCATGTCTTGTGTAACTGCTTGTATCTGTTGTTTATCTAATCCAACCGCATCCGACATGTTCAGCATGGATTTGGTTAGTTCGTCTGATTCTTTTTTATTGGAATGTAAGTGATAAAAACCTTGCTCTAGTTCATTAACAACATCTACGGCTTGGCCAGTCTTAACAGACAAATCGTTGATTGTTTTAACCATTGCGTTAGATTTTCCAACCGTACCAGTTAAAGTCAACCAGGTAGCCGTCATCTTTTGTTGCTCTTTTTCGTATTCCATACCAGCACTAATAGCTTCGTGAATATGTGAAGTGATTGATTGAAAAGCGCTCGTAATACCATTAGCAACTAAATGAGCACCCAGAATTTTGCCAAATAAATGATTGGCCTTATCTGCGTGCTCGTTTACTCTATTTAGCTGGCTAATGACTGACGTTAATCCTGACTGTGGCTTTTTGCTTAATCGCTCATCAAGCTCTTTCATCTTAACCCGAGTTTGGGCAATTTTAGTGCCTAATTCGTTCACCCTAATCTGTTGTTCTTTGAACTCTTTAGAACTGTTACCACTAGCACTCGCAATCTTATTCAGTCTGCTTTGCTCAGCCTCTAGTTGCTTGTTAAGTTCATTATAAGACTGATGTAACCCGCTAGCCTTAACTTTGTTGGCTTCAAACTCGTGGCCTTCGGCTTTTAGTTTAGCTACATATGAGTCTGTTACTTTGGCTGATATTTCGGTTGCATCTTTTAATTGTAAGACACCACTTTTTTGCAGATCAAGTGACTTCTGTGCTCGTTCTTGTTGTCCCTCTAAACTGGCGATTGAGCGCTTGGCAGCGTTAATCTGATTTTCATATTTAACATAAGCTTCTCGGCCTTTTTGAGTGGTTTGGTCTAATCCGTTCTGCTCGCTTTTGAGACGCTCAATTACTAATCGTTGTGCTTCAATAGCTCGACCAGCATCTTTGACTTTACCCGCATAGGCCGCCATAACGCCTTCACCTGAACGAATTTCAGCAAAGTTAGCTTGCATACTAGATTTTAGTAATTTTGCTTCATTCTTTAATTCGCTTAACTTGCGAGTCATGCCACCATCGTCCATGTTAATTGCGAATTCGTAGCCTTGAATTTTCTCTGTTGCCATACTTTGCCTCCTTTACAACGCGCCAATTTGACGTGCTAATTCGAGCGGATCTTGAACACGGTCTTTACGTGACTTGGCATTCAATGCTGTTTGCATTTCACTAAATGAGCTTTGATAAAAGTCACTAGGCAATATGCCTTGTGAAACCAATTGATTAGCGATGTAATCAATATCCTGAATAAAATTATCAAGTTGCCAAATCATTCTGGCTTTGGCAATTTTGGGTCTTCTTCCTCTTCCTGATCGCTGCTGTTGCCTACAGATGGTAATTCTACTCCTAAGAATTGTTTTAAACAGTCATTAAAGAAGTCGTATTCGTCGCTAACCGAAAATTCCATGGACATGACACGTTTCTTTTGCGAATCATTTAGTTCCAATAAATCACAGGTCGTTTCAGCCACAACCTTTGCAAGCTTAGGTGTTAATTCGACTACACCTGTAATGCTGTCCTCAGTTTCTTCAGTAGTCTTGATAAACTTCTTATATGCTTCGGCCATTTTTTCAACATTTTGACCACTATCAATCAACGTATACTGCGTGCCCGTCCCAATTTTCTTGCCATCAAATTTAACTGATTTTGCCATTATTTATATGCCCCTTTGTATATTGTTTATTAGCATTTATTGTGAACCTGTGCTTAGAATGCGCTTCTCAGCATGTTTAAAAGCCGCCCCTAGCGGTATTGTTAATTTATTTTAGGCGACCATGATTATCAATTATTACTGGTTGGCGCAGATGATTCACTTTCAGTTTTACTAGTCTGTGAGCCTGTGTCGGCTGTAGCTTTATTGGCCACTGGTGCCGTTACTCGCGTTTTTATAAAACGTTTGTCCAGGGAATACAGCGTCAAACATCGCTTGCTTATCAAATTTAGGATCTGACTCAGCATATACCTTGTATGGTTGGCCGCTGAATTTATCATAGTTCAAGGCGGTAAATGTCAAATTATCATCGTCACGAGTTTCAGCCGTATCCGTGTTTGTTTGAATGTTCTGGCTAGCTTCGTTAAAAATCCCACGACCAAAGCAGAAATAAACAGCAGTACGTGTCACTGGTGAACGTGACTCAATAATAAGGCCAGCTTCAACGGGTGTGTCAGAATCAATGTAGCCACCTTTACCATCTGATACCCGGCCTAATAGTTTTTGCTTGACGATGAAATTAATTTCATTTGCGTCGATTGCCACTGACGGTGCCGAAGGTGGATTAGAAACGTCCACAACTTCATTGTTGCCAGTAATCTTAGCTACCGTCCCAGATAGCCCGGTAATGTTAGCAGTCTTAGTACCCAAGTTACCGTTTGCTTTGCTAGTATCAATGGGGTATACCCCAGCGGCCGCCAACCCCTTATCTGCATCAATAACCGTTGACCCGTCATCGGCTTTAATACCGGTGTATAACATGTTTAAACCTAATGTTGCCATTTAAATGGCCTCCTTTATATAATTAAATTTCAAAGTGTTCGTGATACTTTCTGAATCTGGTGTTAATGTCTGGCCGGCATCGCTATAACAACGAATATCATTGGTCAATAGCACTTGTTTTAACCCGGATTCAATGGCATCCATATCGCCCGAGTAATCTTTAGGATAATAGAACTGTATCTGGACTTGCTTCGTTGATTGGAATGGAATCCCATTGCCATAATCTTGACTACGTTCAGGTAACCCGCTTATTACTACAATAGGCTCGTCAGTTGAAGTATCGTTAATTGGAATAAAAAAGCTATGGATATGCTCCACAGCTAGTTCTGGTATTTCATTAATATTTGCAACAATTATGCCTTTAATAAAAGCTACCGGCGTCACTTGCCCACCTTCTTGTCCATAGCAGTCTTTAATTGTTCAACAACTGCCTTGCCAACTTGGCCTTTTGCTTCACGCTGAGTAGTCTCCCAAAAGTGTTTACCGGAAACATGACCATGTTTGGAACCATTACGATCAACGACGTCCCAGCCATCATTTTGAAAACGTGCAATGTACCCTTTTTCACCTTTGGCTGTAAAACCAACGTTAACCGAGCCATTAGGATGATCTACAGCAATTAATGAATCACGTAGATGTGCTTTTTCAGCATGACCATGTACCTTGCGTAGTTTTCCCAAAGGAATCTTAGGCTTCATAATTTTAATGAACTGATCCGCTCCAGCTGCATTAGCTTTAAGCTTCTCTTCACGTCCAAAGCCTTCCGCCATAGTATCTAAAATATGTTCAAATGAGTCTGCATGTTTAATCTCATTCGCCACGCCCGATCACCACCTTATGACAAGTTATGAGGTCAAAACCATCCGGTGGTAAACCATCATCGTAGGCCACATCATCAATCTGGTAAACATCCTGATGATTGCGTCGTAATTGCATGCCGGTAGCTATTTTTAGATTATGGCGCACAAAGTAAACAGCATTCTGTTGTGAGGTGTCGCCATTTAACGCTAACCTTTGCTGAAACGACAATGACCATTCGCCGGCGTACAAACTGAATTGAGCGACAAAATCAGTAATAGGATTACCCGTATTAGGGTTAACTTTTCCAGTAGCTGCCTGAGTTCCAAACTCCAATCTAAAATTCATTCGTGCAGGATTAATTGCTTTCGTCATTTGTCCCCACCTCATATTGCTTTTGACTGTACAACCCTCTGAGTTGACCAATGATTGAGTCCACGACCAGATCAACTGGATTAACAGCGATGGCTGTAATCGATGTTCGATAAGTCCAGTATGAACCAGCTAAGGCATAAACAGCCGTTTCAAACAAGTCTTTCACGTCATCCATTTCATAGAACCCTAGAACGCTATTGTCGTCCCCAATGGCCTGTTTAATGTAGCTAGTGGCTGCAGACAAGTAACCTTGCAGCAGCTCGTCATCATCAGTGCCATCAATTCTCAAAGATGATTTTAATGTTTCTAAATCGGCTGCCACTTAAATCACATCCTTACTTAGCCGCCCAGATTGTCACTGTACTGTGTATTTATTGGCGACATAGTTGGCTAATTACTTCCCGTCAGTCGTTGTAGCAGCGCTCGCCGCAAAGTTGGCCGTTTGGTCAGCAATTTTACTGAACGAACCTGCAACAAAGGCATCCGTATCAGTAGCTTCAACATCAAAACGATCAATCACGCGAATCTTGGTTTGGTCTTTCTCGAAGGCGCCACCGCCAATATTGGTAGTCAATAAGGAAGCATTTTCTCGGTCAAACAAAGTTACCGCTTGTGATAAATCACCATAGTAAAGTGGATAAGCCGGTGCTGACGTAGTTCCAACGTTAGGCAACCACTTGTCAGCTACCTCTACAATCCGCTTGCCACGGATTAAATACTGATCAGGTTGTGTTGGATCTGGTTGTAATAAGTAGCGGCCCATAGCATCCTTAACCTCTGAAAGTACATTTAAACCTGACGTGTTTGTCATTAAGAATGACGTAGACTTGATGGCAGGATCAACGGCAGTGTTAATCATGGTAATAATGTCGTCGAACTTGGACAAACTAGGCTTCTTAGGTGCGTTGTTCATTGCCGCAATGATTTTAGCGTTGCGAGTAACAACAACCTTCTTAGCAATCCATTGAGACAGCCAAGCTAAAATGTTGTCAGCCGTGTCCTTTAGTAATGAATTAGTAGCGGTGGTAATACCAGCATACCGATGGATCGTGTATTTAATAATGGATAACTTAGGGTCATCATTATCACCAATGGTAGCCGTTTCATCATCTAAGTCGGCTAACGGAGTAACGTCAGTCCACTTTTCGTAAATTCGTGACCCAGTTTGAGTTGAAACAGTTTCCCGATTAACATACTGTTGTAATGAATCGTATTCACGAACAAGCGTATTGATTGCCGTTTGAATATCTTGAGGAATAGTTAAGCCGATCGCATTGCCAGATTCGTCAGTAGAAGACGTTACCAAGTTCATAACTTTAGGATCGCCTTTAATCATGCCTTGGAAGTTCTTAATGAACTCAGCTTTGATGTCTTTTTCGTCATCATCAAGTGGGGTCTTTTCCTTGTCATCCATATTGGCAATTTCTTGAGCCTTGCGTTCTTCTTCCAGTTGTTCATGCAAAGCATCACGCCGGGCAACCGCATTGTCGCGATCTTGTTTCATTGCTTTAAATTTTTCTTGATCGAAACTGTCATCAAGGACAGCAGCATTTAACTTGTCGTTCAAGTCTGATACCTTTTGCCCTTGGGCAATCCAAGCATCATTCATCGTGTTAATATTAGCCATTAGTTGGCCTCCTTTTGATTTTTTCCAAATAAAATAGCCAATTTGCTGTTTCGTAATTCAGCAGATTGACTATTAGTAGTATTTTCTTCTTTAGCCGGCTTAGTTTTATCCTTATCAGCCTTGTAAATTAAATTCATTAGCTTATTAACTGCAGATTTAGGTGGAATATGTGAAATAGCATTCACCGGTTGCAATTGTTGATCATTGGCAAACATAATTTCGTCAGCGAAGCCTTTATCAACGGCATCACTAGCGGTTAACCATGTTTCATTTGCCATTAACTGTAGTAAGTCAGCTTGCTCCATGCCAGTTTTAGCTTCATAAGCACTAGCAATTGATTGATCAATGCCATTTAAAATACTGGCTTCATGCTCAAGATCGTCAGCATTACCAGCTGGTTGTGACCAAGCTTTATGAATCATAATCTGAGCAGTTGGTGAAATGTTGATATGATCGCCAGCCATAGCAACCACGCTTGCCGCACTAGCGGCTAATCCTTGAATATTAACTGTTACATTGCCAGCGTAATTCTTTAGCATAGTGTAAATCTCACTAGCTGCAAAAACATCGCCACCGTTGGAAGCAATATCAACTTCAAGTGCTTCGTCATCACCATCGTCATCGTCATCGCCACTGTCATCATTTAAAATGTCAGCAACACCCGAAGGTGATACTGCTGGCATTCCAAAAAACTGATAGAAACCGGCTGTTTGATCATCAACAATATCGCCTTTAATCATCACTTTCTTTGTCATCATTATCACCTCCTTTTCCTGATTGAATTACAACTTGTTGTGTCGTTGGATTCTTAGCATCAGGCATTTCATCTGGAAAATAACCAGTCTGCTGTAATAACCAAGTTGCTTGATTATTGGCAATCGTGCCATCTTTAGCTAGTCCTGATAGGGTGGCTGCAAATGAATCCCCCAATGGGTCTACAGCAGTCCGTATATTGGCCGTAATCTTAGCATTAAGCTTATTATCCAGCTCAGCTAGAATCGCCTGTAAATAACGATTAAGGGCATTCGTGTACATGCCTTTGATTTGGTCGATATTACTTTGTTGGTCACCTTGACCATTCAAATAGCTATCAGGAATGCCGAAGACTTTAGCAATTTGCTTACTCGTCCAATCCGTTTGGCTTAACAGCTTAGTAACATCGGCTTTCATTTCTAGTGGCTTGTAATCTTCAAGTTGATCAATAACTACTGGGCCACCGTTTGAGCTGTTCACTTGTTTCATGAAGTTACGTGAGCGGCTAGCCTTCATCTTCTCGCTTAACAGTCCACCGTGCTGAATAGATAGCACGCCAGGAGCGCTAATTGAACGTGCTAGTGCAGCCAACGTTAAACTGTTAGATGAGCTTTTGACTTGCAACTCATTCGATAATGCTTTTAATGGACTGTTACCAGTCATACCGCCATCAGTGCTAGCCCAGCGAATATGAATCATGTCAGATTGTGGGACATATTGAAGAACGCCCAAGTTAGGCTCATCAAAAGTAACCGTATAGGTTAAGCCACTACCGTCATCCAATAAGTAGGTTTGCACTTGGCTAGGTCGCAAATATTCCCAACGTAGATCTAAGCCATTAGGATTACGCCAGCGATATGCAAAGCATTCACCACCCAATAACAATTGTGAATACATGGACTGCCAAAACGTGTGACCGTTAGCTGTCGTACTAGGATTGTTTAGGATTCCTTGTGCTCGTGGCATATTAGCCATTAATTGTACCGTGGCTAAGTCTCCAGATATTTGGTTAACCGCTGAATAAATATCTGAATTTTCCAAAGCATCCTTGGCACTAACATACTCATTACTACCAGTTGGCGACAAAAAGTTAACAATATTATCGTCATCTACTGGTACACTTTGAATACCAATAGAATTATTAATCATCGTTGGTGGTTCGAAAAAGGGCATTGCTAATCATCTCCTTTTTGACCAGCTGTAATAACTTCCGAAAGCCAGCCAACTAAAAACAAAGCTACAGCAATTGCTAGAACGCCTTGTGCCTGTCCAAATAAAAAGGCTGCATATACCCCAGCAATCATACCTAGAATGAAACACAACACATCAAAGTAATGCCAAACAGTTGCAAAAAATTGTTTAAAAATCATTCATATCATCTCCTAGCAATCCCGATTCCGGGTTATTAAACCATTCGAGAACTTGTTTTTCGTTCATACGTTCGACCTGTTTGTCAGGATTGTTTACATCTGCAAAGTCTTCAAAGTGATACATGGCTTGGAATAAGGCATCAATTAACGCATCTACCACATCAATTTTCAATGTGGCCTTAGCTTTATCGACTTGAATGCCAATTTTATCTTCATAAATTTCAGCGTTTAGTAATGCCTTTTCCATAATTCGATCATCCAAACGGTCGACTGAGCCTTCAACAAACATTGTCTGCAAAAACTTGGTTGGATCTTTTAATTCACTAGTTCGTTGCCGAATGGCTTGCAACGGCCATCCTGAATTTAAATCTAGTTGCTTGATTGTAGGCGTTAGTCCCCAAGCGTCATAACCAAAGAAAACAACTTCCAGTCGATGCCGCTCAACAAAGTTGAGTAACCACTGATAAACTTGCTCATCATTGATTAGCCCTTGAGGATGGCTACTAATTGTACAAAACCCCTTTTTAGCTAAGTCCCGATAATTAATACCGTCTTGCTTTTCTTTAGCCTCAATCGAACCGGCTTTCTGCCATGGGATAAAACTATGCTGATAAATAAACCATCGTGGTTTTCCATTATTATCACGATAAGGAAATACAAACGCTAGTGCCGTGTTATCACTAAACATCGAGTAGTCAAAGCCAATATAGACTTGCCGATCATCAAAACTAAATGATGGCACAATGGCTTTTTCAACGTCAGGAAGCTTTAAAAAGCTGTCGGCCGATTGCTCTAGCCACAAGTTAAGGTTTTTATTCTGAAAATCGTTGAGTGTGCCCGACAAAGCGTCAGAATCACGCTTATCTGTCAAGCCGTTCAGCAACACTTCTCGTTGGCTCGGTAAATCTAGTAAGGGATTACTTTTAACCCACATATCAGGCTTATAAGTTTCGTCCAGATTGTCCTGCGACCAAATAAGTCCTAAATATGTATCAGCATCACGCAAATAATCTTGTTCCATGGCTTGCTGAATCATACGCTCATCATCGTGAAACGGAACAGTGGGATCTGGATATGCCGTTGAAATTTGAATAAATTGCTTATTACGCACCTTAACTTGCCCTGAAACAATCTTAGAAATTTTTTGTCGTGTCTTAATTTCACCAATTTCATCAAATATAGCAGTTGTAAAATGAAAACTATCGTACTGACCAGCTTCATGGCTAATCGCTCGTAGCTTGTTATTAGTCTTGCTCATCGTTACTTGATCGGCCTGTGAGGACAGCGTCCGTGTATCTAATCCACTATCATGTATTAGTGTTTTAAATGGCTCAATAGTTGCAATCTTAGCAAGCATTGACTTAATGTAGCCCAGAATCTTGCTCGTTTGTTTGTAATTAATGGATGAAACTAAATAATCTTGGTTAGATAGTCCCAATGACTCAATTAAATAACTATAGGCAGTAATAATCGCCATAAGATAAGTTTTTCCTTGGCCCCGCGCAACGGAAACAATGGCTCGTGAAAAGCGCTTGCCACCGTCATCATTACGCCAACCAATCAGCATTGCCATAATAAACTCTTGCCATGGCATTAGTTTTGTTGGTTCACCTGTATCAACATTCGGGCAAATTGCCGCAAACTTCAAAACCTGTGAAACTTTGTTAGTTGAATAATGAAAGGGAAAGTCAACACTTCCTTGACGCTGTAAATCACGCAAATGTCGTAGTGCAGCCAGCTTAATCAAATAGCCGGTAACAATATCACCATCTAAAACTGAAAAAGCATATTTGGTACCAGCATCGTTATAACGCGCTTTAATAGATTGCCAATCGATTGATTGGTAAACACCCAGGGCATCGTGTGTTTGTGTTAAATCAACTTTCATAATTACCGCCTATCCCAGAAACTCTTTCATACGATCAGTGATACTTCGCTCGTCTTTATGGTCATCTAGGTTTAATTTAAGCAAATCACTACGTGACTTAGGAGATAGTCCCAATTCAGCGCCTAGTTTAGTTAGATTTTTAACGGCTGAATCATAAATTTGAGTCATCGGGTTTCGCTTGTAGCCCACGAAGTCTCGACCAATTTTTTTACCGGTCTGATCTTGTACCGTTTTATAGATTGCTTGGACTTCACCGTTTTCTTGAATATGTTTATACGCATTGCGATAAATCTCATATTGGGAAGCATATTGCTCTACAAGCCCGCTATCAATGCGCTTAACCGGGGTATTATCTTCTAAAAAAGGCACTAATCGACGCCAAACGACCTTAGCTTGCCGGCCTAAGTAAGCTGGTGGCGTACGCGTTAATTGCCCATCGTTGACGTCTTTATCCACTTTTTTCATTTTATATACCTCCTTTCATCATTTTTTGACCCCCCTACCTAAAAATTTTCAAAAATTGTTTCTATCACACGCGATTTGCAATGTGTGTGCTCTTCCCGGGACGTGTTAGGGGGCGGGGGTTGTTTTAATAATCGCCACGACTAATTTTACATTCATAAATTTAAAGTCGCTTAAATCACACGACAAGTGCCAATAAATCAATTGATCATTAACACAACGATTGACGATACATCATTGATCGGCGTTACGCTTTGCAACTCGTTGCCATTGCCTGTACCATAATACTTCTGTTCAAACTCAGTCTTCTTGTTATGGCAACTCCCGCAAATTACAGCTAAGTTATCAACGTTAGCTTTCAGTGTTTCGTCAAACTCAATCGGTACAATATGATCCACAGTCTTGGCTGGTGTCAGCTTGCCTTGCACTTTACAGTAAGCACACAAGTAATGGTCACGCTCCAGGACTTGTTGCCTTAGATGTGACCATTGCCTTGTCCGATAGAAGTTGTATTGCTGGCGCTTATCATCATTGCGATAACGTGTAACCGTGTTGTACTTGTGTGTGTATTGTTTGTCATTGCTACGTGCCCAACGTTGCCGACTAGCCAAGTACTCAGCTTCATGCTCATAGTGCTGCTGACAATAGTGGTCAGGGAAAGTGACCATCGCATGGCAGTTAGGATAGCGGCATCTTCTTGTCCTTGGCATGTTGCTTCCTCCGTTTCTTATCCAAACTAAAAGCGCCATGCTGTTTAGCATGACGCTTCTTATCCTTGTACCACTTATCTAGCCGGGCATCCATCTCCACTTCTTGTGGCGTGACGTAGCCGTATTTTGTGTTAATCATCTTTGCCATGAGTTGCCTCGTTGCTTGAACAGAATGGATATTGTACCCCGAATAGCTCTAGATTAACTTTTTTCCAATCATTCTCAATAGCCTCGTTGTCTTCCATATTCATTGTGGTTCCTCCTAATCGTATGTATCAAAAAAGTCCAGTGATTAACTGGGCTTACTGAGCTGTATAACTATATCGCTGGTAGGCCTCGAACCTACATCCCATTGTGGCTTACCAATTAGCCCACAGCGACTACCAGTCTGTAATTTGTAGGATTACTTCATGCACGTCAATCACATTTGGCATACTACCAATTTAGCACGATTGTAGGGGTCAAAAGTCCACGATTAGTCTCAATTTAAATCGTACAATCCTAATTTTTTTGCGCATTTTGAAATAAAACGTGATTTTAGTCTAAATGCAGTTGCACGGCTAACATTAATGCAGTGACTAGATATCAATCCATCGATTGTATATTGCTGGTGCTTTTTGAAATACAGCTCATTAATAATCACCTCAGTGTCATGTTCAGCACCATCTAAACAATCGTCAATCACTTCCCGTTGATGTTTCAAGGCATTAATGCGCCGATCATCATCAATCGTGATAATCGTGTTGAGCGTTGTTTCAGGATACTTGTATTGTGCCTTGCCACCTCCAACATTATCATCACGTGGTACAGTTGGATAACGTAATTCTTGTTCACGCTTCTCGATATACTTGTCAATCTTGGGATAGTCACGTAGAATATCTTCAACTTTTCTAATCGTCGTTCGTTTCACTACCAATTCCCCTTTCACTCAACTCCATAATGTCAGCAATGAAGTCCTAGTCAATTTGCCTCCATAAAGCAGACTTTGTTCCAATCTAATGGAATGTCGTCACGTTGCTTTAATTCCTCAATATCTTTATTGGTGAATTTAGTCTTGTAGCTGTTACCTTCAGATATATTGTTTACACTCATCTTGCCGGTAAAATTATTGATATTTAAGTAGCCGATCCCACTATCATAAATTTTCACATATTTTTTCTTTTTTTCCACCCGTTCATCTAATGGCGTCATCGCCAATTCTGATAGAATCATGTAAAGCTTGTTGCTAAAAGGCAGCTTTGAAAAACACTTTTCAAACCAAACGTTAACTGAATACCGTTCATTGGCCCTGACATTTGCCGCTTCTCCATTTTTATAGTAAACGGTAAAGAACCCCATATCATTATTTTTGTTAACGCTATACTTACTTGATAGCGCTTCAATTGCTTTCTTTGCTTCACTATATTTCATTTTTATTCCTCCACCACATACCCGTCTAGCCACGCACGGGCAAAGACGTCCGAATTATGATCGATCCAATGTTCCACATCATGAGATGCGGCAAAAAGCTCGTCGAATGCTTCGTAGAGTGCAGAATGGAAGAATAAATTGATTGGATTCTTGCAGTACTTCATGTAGTCAGCTACCGCTTTAGGAATCACTGGCAATTCGGCATACGTCTTCTTGAATACATCATCAGCAATTGGCCAATGTTCGCCATTCACACCAGTTGCAATCCAGTCACCAACGTCTACTTTCCCTGACCCTGTTAGATATAATTCAGGACTGTGGTGAGTTCCAAGCATTGTTCCTGCGTCAATCAACTCGTACTTATCAGCCATCTTGTCGCTTCCATCAAACTGTTCGGCCTTGATTGGCTGTTTGCGATAGAACTTCATTTGTCCGCCTCCTGTTTACGTTTTTCAATAAAAGGTGTATTACTGAATACTTTTCCTAGAAACACTTCAAAATCAGCCTTTCAGTAGTTCCACGTTCTCGTGCACGTTGCCAATAACTTCAATTTCACCAACATGTTCACTAACCAGCATTTCATTACCAGTAGCCAAGTCTTCTCCAAGAATATAGCTATTTCCATCTTCGATGATAATTTGTGAAACTTTTGGTTGAGCATACTTGTAATTAGACTTGATAATATCGCCTTCATAGATGTCCTTGCCGCTCGTGTCTTTCAGTCCAGTAAACTGTTCAAGCTCAAACAGTGCGCTAATTCCATCAACTCTACCATCGTTAGCGTACTCGTCCTGCCCATCAGTGCTAGCCTCTGCCCAATAGGCTTGACCATGAATGAATTCGATATTGTCAGGTAACAGCATTTTATTCTGAACTTTGTCCCATGCCCTAAACTTAATCATCGTCGCCATCTCCTTGATTAGTTTCATTCCAAGATACTTTGCTTATGGTAAGGAACAGTCATAATTGACGTGTTCTGGCCCTTTTCTCTGAAATGTTTCGCGTCTTTTCGTGCGTCTTGCCTGTTGGAATAGACAGCTGCCACATCACTATTAATCATCAATATATAAGCCATTTTCAATCCTCCCTGAACGCTTCAAACACCCGCTTGCGTTCCTCGTTAGTTGGTTCCTTGACGATTGTCATGATTAATCCTCTGGAATTAAAGCAACATAGTCACCTTTAAACTTTGCACGGGAATAATCAATGCCATGCTTATCAAGATACTTTTTGATATCCGGAATTGTGTCATAAGCATCTGGCTTATTTGGATCATCTGACCTGGTAAACATCTTAGAAAAATCATCTTCACTGTTTTCAGGTGCATGACTAATAAATTCTCGATTAGCTTTATAGTAAAATCCATTTGCATCTTTTTCTCCACGAGTACCTGTTGCATACGCAAGAAACAATCTGATTCCACATCCAGGACAACTCCAGTGGTTAAAGCCAAACTTAACATGCGTCACTTTATCGTAACCACACTGTGGACACATAAATTCAGCCTTTACCATCTCACCATCTTTAGGCATCCATGTCGGTTTCTTGAAGTCAAACTTAGGCTCTGTATTAGATCCCTCAGTCGTTTCGCCTGCGTCTTCTGGAACGAATGTATGTTTTTCCTCACGACCAGTGTTTAGTTCATCATTACGACCAGTCACCAACTGATGTGACTTAAAAATTTCCTCAAAACTCAATTCACGAGTTGCTTCAACTGTTACAGTCAAATCATTGTTTTCAATCTTTAATTTCATAATTACTTACCGTCCTCTTTGGTTGATTTTTTATTCTCCTCGGCATGCTTCCTCATACGCCGGTGCTTCCGTTTAATCGTTGAACGCTTCTTAGTGTGTTTAGGCATAACTCACAATCCTTCCGGTACGCGCTCTTTAATGTACGTGTCAAACTGTCGTTCAATTTCATGACTCTTTCTGGCTAACTGATCCACTGTTTTAATGTGTTCACTGCCAGTCCGGATTAAATACCCACGAAGCCAGTGCAATGTGTCCTCGACGTTTTTACAGTGTGCTAGGGGTACTTCTACCAGCCGATTAATACCAGACTTTTCATCGTAGCTAGTTACCGGATGCCCATGGCTGTCTAATGACATCCTGTTAACCTTAACTTTGTATTTGTCACTAGTCAGATGATACTGGTCAATTTTCATATCAATCATGTTTATTCGTCCTCCGTAATGTAGTATTTGTTTTCGTCAATCGCACGAATACGCCTATCCAGCCAAACGTTATTGTGCTTTAGCTCTTGAGACGTCCTAGTTTTACCCTGTTTGCCTTCCATGACTAATTTAATGGGCATTATACTGGTTACGCGTAATCTCCATGTAATCGCCTGATACGGCCTTAATTCCAGGCATCTTATGCAAATTAGCTAGTTTGCTCTTAGGCACGTTATCCATGCTGCCATATCTCGCTTCTAGCTTATGAATGACTTCCAGCTCTTTAAGCCAATTTTTGCTTGCCATAGGCTAACTTCCTTTCAAGCTCCTGCTCGTAATGATCATGTATCTCATTCGTACAATTCGGGCATGGTCCAAACGTGAAACCATAACTCCCAAGTGGTTGCTGAACAACTTTACTACCATGACATAATCCACAACTCATATGATCCTCGCTTCTTTCTATTCAACTAATCCGCGATGATCCGGAATATTTGCAAACGTGATTCCGTTATTAACACCGTGGTTTTTCATTCTGCTTAATGTTCTGTCACCATATCTTTTAGTTAAGTCGCTACCAATTAAGTTAGTGGTCACAATCACCGTCTTGCTTTCCCGGTCACGCCAGAATGCATCCGCCAAGTCTAACGAATACTCGGTGCCACGTTCACTACCAAAATCATCTAAAATAACTACATCAGCGTTCTTTATCTCAGCCATGGTTTTATTGATTTGTTTTGCCATCTGATCGTCATTAAAAGACTGTTTCTTGCGTTCGATAAGTTCACGCCAGTCAATAAAGATAATTTTCCAACTAAAGAACGTTTCAACTGGCTTGCCATTCTTCATCACAGTCTTTAATAACTTGTAACCAGACCGCTCTAATATCCAGTACATCATGCCTACAGCAAGGTGCGTCTTCCCACGCCCTGTTGCACCAATCATCAACGTGTGGATTGTTTCACCATTAATAATGCGATTAGCTATCGTACGGCTACGCTCTAAGACTTGTTTGCTAGCATCACTCGATGCTGTATAATTACTAAAGCGACGATTAAAGACATCAAAACTGCTAAAAATACTGTAGGTATTAATATAGCCTAGCGCTTCGTTTTTATGTGCGGATGCTGTCAAAGCTTTGTTATCTGGTATTTCACGGTGGTTAATGTCTTCCATGTAGCCGCAACTAGGGCACGCGCCGGCCATTTTTTGGCCCGTACGCTTGTTTAAAATCTGTGGTCGTAGTAACGGTTTCCCACAAACGGGACAGTTAACCCCATAGGTTTCAAACACCTTAGACATTAGGTTAGTGACTACATCGCCTACGGTCTTTACCATGGCTGGTCACTATCCTTAACTTCTCTACCCTCAAGGGTAAAACCGTTAGACCGACCACTTCTTGAACGTCCAAATTCTTTCCGTGGTTGACTTAATTGGCTTTGCCCTTGTTTGTCCCTTTTAGCCCAGTTGCGGATGGTTGCCAGATAGTTCTTATACGTCTTACCATTCATACTGCAATACTCAGAAACACGTTCGATTCGGCCCTGCCAGTCAGAAGGAAACTCCGATTTGAGTTTCTCCAATTGTTCATCCGTCAGTAAGACATTCTGGTATTGCCCATATTTGTGTCGTGCTGGTTTGACTTTTTCTGGCTTGGGATTATCTGGTTCTATATACTTACCTTTACTAACCTTACCTAACCTATCCTTACCTAACCTAACCTCGGTATGACAATTGCCTACCAGGTGTCCGTCATTTGGTTGACCATTGGTTGACACTTGACTATCGAAAGGCAATTTACTATAACTAGCGTCTTCGTTTAGCTCTAATTGTTTAAGCTCACTAGTATATTTCGTAGGGTGTTTACGATCTGATCGGATGTAATTATGAATATGCCAATCTTTAATCACAGTAACACCATTCTCAAACGGAATAAGGTACTGCTTGGCTAACAAAATTTTCAAATCATCATCACTTGAACCAGTCATCCGCATAATGGATTTTGTATTACCCACAAACCCGTCATCATCAGCATGCATATTCAAATGAAAATATAGTAGCTGAGCTGACTTAGGCATATCCATAAACAAATCAGAATCCGTGATCGTATTACTAAACATTCTCCTTTGTGCCATCTTTTAATCCTCCCTTATTTACTAGTAGGCATTCCACCCACCCGGTGTATTAGTCACTGCTGTGTTTTTTTTTTAGTTCAAGCCAATTCGTTTTAGTGTTTCTAAATCACATTTCAACACTATATTCAATTAATCCCAGATTCTTTAAATTTTTCATAGCACGTGAAAAGTCATTAATGCTAATGCTGTTTTGACTTAGCAATTTGTATGTGTCACATTTTCCAAGTGTCAGTTCACCAATTATCTGAATAGTCTTCAAATCATTTTGGCAAAGCAACCATTTTTCATATAGTGAGTTTATGTTTTTACTAAGATGACCAATGTCTGTAAAGTTTACGCTGATTCTGTATCCATTTTTAATCATTATTTCAGCCCCCTATTAAACATCCATGCATTCAAGCAAAACGCTATTGCCATATTATTTTGAATTAGCAGCCATTCTGTAGTTAATTCTTGTGGATCGATTGATGCAATCCGTGTAATACCATAGAGAATACAATCCTGTTGTTCTAAATAAGGTAATGGTTTTTCCATAACTACCGTCCTCTCTTTCTCAGCACTTGCAAACATTTCGAGTTAGCGTTAATATATACGCACACCTTGAATTGTTTTCTTGCTCCCTACTCTTGTAATCCACTCCAGTAGAGAGTATTTTTGTCTTTTAGCTTGCAAACGAGACTTCTTTGGAATAAAGTAAATGTTGGTACTAATCATCTCTTCCATTAGTCCATCGTTAGCCGCTACTAGCGATGGATTTTTTTGCGCTCGTTTCCACTCGTGGAGTGGTAAAATTGATACTTCTTGCATGATTATTCCTCCTACTTGAGCACTTGAATACCATTGGTAATAATCTCGAATTGCTGTCCATTTTGTTCAACTACAGCCACATCTTTTTGAGTGCGCAATGTGAATGGGATTTTTTTAATATTCACTACTTTACCAACGCCGGCTTCTCGTATTAATTGGCCACAACTATACTCTGCCTTGTAACTCACTCGATCACCTACATGAACTTTCATGGTTATTCCTCCCGATACATTGGTGGCAACGTAAACGTCCAGTCCTCATCAGAATTTTCATCTGGCTCGCAAACATTAATATCGTGTTCTTGTAATTCGCCAATAAATTCTTCCGAATAGCCAAAGCACGGGCGCCGCTTAATGATTCCATCTGTATCGTAAGTGATAGCATTAATCAGCTCACGTTCATCTGCACGAATTGCGTTATACTTACGTGCTCTTAATGCGTGCTCGATGTCTTCTTCATACATATCGTTTCCTCCTTAAATTCCAAACCAGTTTCTAATCTCCCGGCGCTTGTACCACACGGTTGTTAGCGCCCAGGTTAATGCCGCTACTTCTACCATCGCAATTCCTCCTTATGAATTGAACCATCATCTACCCGCCTAGGTTTTAATCACTTAAATTTTGATGATTCAATAACCATTTTTCGACTGCTGGTGCATACCATTTCCCGTCTTCTTCTGGCTTTGGGAACCCTTCTTTGTCACGATAATGCTTGTCGAATGAATCTACTTTGATACCAAACTCAGAGTAGAAATCTTTACGTCCAATCATTTTATGATCAACAGCTTGCTGACTACGCCCGTCCGCAACTCCCTGCTCATATGCTTGCGTGAAAAGCTTCGACAAAGCACTTACCAAACTGTCCATCTTGGTCACTCCTTTCGGTGTATAATTTTGTTATCCCAATTAATCGAGGTGATAAATATGGATGGTTTGGATAAACTGATGTCCGATTTTGATCGCATGAGCAACAATGCCAAAGAACTTGATGGCGATCATAAAGTTTCCTTTGAGAATTTATTTACCAATGATTTCTTGAACAAATATACAAGCTTCAAGACAACAGATGATTTGCTAAGCGCTATCCCGGCAGATAACGTTAAATCCTTTGATGATTTTGATAAACCTGTAGTTGACGAAATCATTAACAAAAATTCACAGTTTTCAAGTTTTACTGAAATGCGAGATGAAGCTATTGAATTTTATGTTCTAAATGGCTTATCTAATGGAACTTCATTTGATATTCAGTAATTTTGGACATCGTATTTTGAAGTTGTTTGACCTGGTCTGATGCCTCGTCAAGCAGCTTTTTTAATTCATCCAAACTTTCAATTGTTACATTTAATTGTTCCATCTAACTCACCTCCTATGCTGGCTGTTCATTTAAGTAAAGGTCGCTCATACCAAGCATGTCCGCTGCTTGTGCTAAAGCGTCATAGTTTGCCATTTGAACTTCGTTAACTGTGCTTGGCGACCACTCACCACCGTTAACCCGAGATTTAAGGTTAGGGTTCAATGTTGCATCGTTATACTCAAGCAAGAATTTCAGTGCTTCACGTACATTTTCAAATTCCATCGTTTTGCCTCCTATGCTGGCTCCTTGTCGAATCGAAGTGACGTCTGTCGAATGATTGTCTTAGTTGCTGTAGACGGCTCCCAATCGTTGATGAAGTCCATTACCATCTGGTAGTCCTTCTTGCGTAGCATTGACCGAGCACTCACGTTAGCAATCTTCTTGATTCCACTGCCGATATCCTTGAACAGCTCGCCTCGTTGTTTCTGTGTGATATGTCCATAGCTATGTGCAACTTCCGACACGCGCTGGTTAACACGCCGGTTAAGCGCACTATATTCAGGATTAGGAATAACTTGGTTCTCCTTGAGGTCTTTCACATCGCCCTCCACGCTATCCAGGCGCTGATTAGTTTCTTCATTGGCTTGGAGTGCCAATCTGGCAATCTCTCGTGGGGATGTTGGCAATTTCACTTGTTCTTCCATAGAGTTGAATGCTTCAATGTATTTGAGCTTAAATTTAAGTGCTTTAGTACCAGTGAATCCCATTGCTAACAAAGTAAAACCATCACGGTTCATATAATAGATTGGGTAAGATTGACTGTTCTGTTCGTTAATATATGTCTCCTTTGCGAACATGTGTTGGGTATGCTTATTTTTAAGCAGACCCCCAATTGTTGCTAATACATTACGATGCTCTTTCTCAAACGTTTCAGCCACTTGTAAACTACTGGTGACGGCTTGCTGGTTCTTCATAATTACTAAATCATTCATGTGGATCATTCCCTTCATTGAATTCCTAAAATTTTGGCCATTTGTGACCGAATCCGTCTTGACTTGGGTTCGTTACCACCTTTGATTGCACGGTTAACTTGTGGCGGTGTGACCTTTTCGGACTTAGTGGTAAGCATTTCAGCCATTTCTTTTTGAGAAATTTTGTGGCGGCTCAATGCAGTTTTGTATTTAATTTCAATTTCCAATGCGACATCTTCGATTGTTTGTTCTGGCATTTTTACTCCTCCTTTACATAATTTATTCATCAAGTTATTGACATTCATCTAGACAATCGTCTATAATAAATGCATACGAAATAAGCCAATAAACTTTACTTCATCATCCGTTTCTCGCCAAAGCTACGTTTTGAAGCTATTGTTTCTTGCTGCTTAATTACTTGATGAATTAAATATAAGATAATTGTCTTAATAAATCAAGACAATTATCTTATATTTAATTCTCTATTTTTAGGAGAATGCCGATATGACTGTGTTTGAACGAGTACAAAAAATAGCTAAGAAGAATAAAATTAGCTTGCTGCAACTTAATGATCGTGCTGGATTAGGCAAAAACGCTATTTATAAGTGGAAAACTCAAAATCCAAGCACTGAGAATCTTCAAAAAGTTGCAAGTGTTCTAGGAGTATCAACTGACTATCTTCTTGGAAACACAAATGACCCGGAACCTTCTGTGTCATCTGATAACCTGACAAAGAATCAAAAATTAATTGCCTACTCTATTGACCCGGATATATCAGATGAGGAACGTCAGGCCATAATAAATATGGTCAAGGAAGCAATGAAATTTCGTCGTAGACTGTAGGTGACCGGTATGACAGACTTGGAAAAGATTGAAGATATGTATCCACAACTTAAATTTTGGGGTATCGAAGTCAACAATCCACACTATCATGGCTGTATCGTCGGCACTGACGTCTATATCAATACTCTTCAAGATGACATTGATTGGCTTAAAACAGCATTGCATGAGGCTTCGCACTATGAAAATGATAGCGGTAACTTAACAAACGCAAGATTAGTGGAAGTATTACGTGCTGAAGGATATGCTGATAGGCAATCTATACGGAGTTTCAATATTATGTTTGGATAACTTATAGACCAGATGCGGATGTCGGTAAAAGCTGAAATTTTTAGGGGGTATTGTGTTGTGTCAAAAAAAATAAAGGGAGCAGACGGTCAAACCTATAAGATGGTAAGTCCATCAAATAATGAGGTCAGAAAAAGGACTATAGAAATAGTTTTATCTGTAGTTAGTATGATTGTTTCCGTCATCTCGCTAGCATCTGGTTTTGGAGCGGCTGCGTTTGTCGATGCTTTCGGCGGCGGTGGTATTTATACAGGAAAACTAGTTCTAGGAATCCTGTTATCAGTTCTCGCTTTTTCTTTTGTCTTCTTTCTAAACAAAAAGCATACTTTATTTAGCTGGGCAATAATCGTTGTCGGCATTATCCTACTATTACTTTGTGGAGATTTCGGTATTGCTGGCGGAATCATGTTTATTATTACTGGGATTATTGCACTTATTAGAAAGTAGGGACTGAAATGGCTAAAAAAATTCAAGATGAAAACGGGAATACTTATGTAGCAGTGAAACCATGGTACAAGAAATGGTGGATCTGGGTTATAGTTGTAATTCTAGTAATTTTTGGAATTGCTGCGTTTACCGGCGGATCAGATGATTCTTCTTCCAAAACTACGACCACCAGTTCAAAAGCAACTGCTCACAAAACTACGACATCCGAAACTAAGCCTGCCGCAACAGCTTCAAAAACTATCAGCGTTGACTATGATTCATACAATGTAGCAAATGAAAAGACGTATAAAATTAATTATTCAGATACATCATGGAACGCAGCCACTGTTAAAGTTGATAAAGTAACGGTCTACAAATTAGCCCATTCGTATAAATATAAATCAGCAAATGATGGTACTTTCCAAGCTTCTGGATTTGTTCGTATTCACTTTGTAATTTCGCCTACTAGAGACATATCCATCTATCCAACACAAGGGACGGCAATTTATAGTAACGGTGAACAACATGAAGCAGATTCTTTAGAATCGTGGGACGGTGACATCGCCAAAGGTGCTACAAAATCTGGAAATGTAACCATTCCTGTTAAGAGCTTAGATTCCACTTCGTCACTAAAAAGTATAAGGTTTAAGTTTGATGCCCATTATGACACCGATAATATGGATGATAACAATTCTGATAAGACCTTCGATATCACGTTAAATATGTAAAATGTTTTTAGCCCGTTACCAGCCTAGCGGGCAACATGCGAGCGTAGTTCAACGGTAGAACAACAAAAGTCATACAAGGTTTCCTGCTTTCAACAAGCATCACGCAGGTTCGACTCCTGCCGCTCGCGTTGACCAGATACGGATGTCGCTAAAAGCTGGGGAATTTGGAGGAATTATTGTAATGAGACTACTAATAATGATCGTCATCTTTCTAGCACTATGGAAGATATTAGGAACACTAGGACACATCTTTTTACCAATATTGGCCGTGCTATTTATCATGGCAACCTGGATTCCTTCACAAGCAATTGTTATGGTGATTTGGGTGCCAATCGCGATATTATATTTTATCGGCTTAGCCGGGTATAAACATGCTAAGTAGAACTAGTATAAATATATTTTAATCGGGGTAAAAACTATGGAATTGTATGTAGGAACGTACAGCACACACGTGTTCGACTTTACCATTGCAATTGGCATCATTTGCTTCATAGCGCTAGTCGTCATGTTAGTTTACTGGAATCACAAGCGAAAATAGCACCCTGCCCACTACCAGCCTATCGGGCAACATGCGAGCGTAGTTCAACGGTAGAACGTGTCCACTCCAAATAGAGTTCCCCTGCTCTTAACACCTACTATGCAGGTTCGACTCCTGCCGCTCGCATTGTACGTTAATAGCAAATAATTATGGAGGCACCTATGAATATTGATATCACAAAACTATTAGATTGGGGATTGATAGTACTATCTCTTTACTTAGTTGTGGATACACTTCTGCAAACAAATCATAACAACCCCTACAACATGTTTATAATAACCCTCAAATTAATAGTTGCCATCATCGTGGGATTGTTTGGTATGTACACAACTTTTTACAACATCTATTGAAACTTCTGTTAACATGCGAGCGTAGTTCAACGGTAGAACAATGTTCCAAGTCTTGAAGCCCATTCTTTCTTGGAGTACTATGCAGGTCCGACTCCTGCCGCTCGCGTTTAAATTTTTGAATATAAAACTTAACAATTATTGGAGATGGTTAGATCGATGAATTTCAATTGGAAATATGCTCTTGTGAATAATATTGACTTTTACCCATTTTTCATAGTGCTGGCATTGGAGGAAACATATCCAAAATCAATATTTGCAGATTCACTATGGATATTGCCAGTTATCTTTATATTTTCATTAATAGCCCATTTTACTCTATATAAACCAGCTATTAAAAGTAATCCTTCACTTGATCAGAAACATTACACTTCAAGCCTAGTCTCGTGGCTGATAATGATCGTAGGAGTTATTGGAATTATATTTGCTGTTTTCTACTATCATTTTCATTCTCCTTTAATGTGGATTGCTTTGTTGGCATTAGTTCTTTTAAGAGATACATTCGCTAATAACGACCTGTAAGGAGCAAAAAAGCACATCCCCTCCCGCCAAGAAGATGGATGTGCTACCAATAAAAACCAGTGGATTGCTCCGCTCTTTTTACATACATAATATTATCACAACTAAGGAGGTGATGCCTACAAGTCCTTAAAATTCTACCCGCCTAGGTGAAATTTAAGGAGGAAATATAAATGGCAAGTATTAATAAGAAAAATGGCAAATGGGCTGTTCGCGTTAGTTACTATGATGAATTTGGCAAACGGCACTTTAAAAATAAGAGTGGCTTTTCTCGTAAAAGAGAAGCTGAACAGTGAGCCACTAAATTGGAGCAAGCTAAGTTTGACCAATCCATAGGGAATGCTGATACAACAACAGTCTTTACAGATTACTACGAGAAATGGTTAGAAACCTATAAATTTGGCAAAGTTGCCCGAATTACAGAACAAGAATATCGATATACTCTTCGTCAAATTACTGAGTTACTACCCAACGTTCAACTATTGTCAATGACAAGGTTACGTTATCAACAATTTATCAATGAATTTGTGTACGGTAATGCCAAGCAACGTGCACAGCGACAACTGACAGATGATCAACCATATCATAGCAAGTCATCCGTTGAAAAATTGCATGGTCACATTCATGCTGCAATTATCGATGCCGTAGCTGATAATTTAATAAAGACCGATTTCTGCTTACATGTTGAATTAGGTGGTCACTCTGGTAAATCAGCACAACTAAAATATCTTGACGCGAAAGACATGCAAACACTAGCTGCTGAGGTCAATAAAAATATCAAGCTAATTTCTACTGGAAAATCAATGATCTACACCGGCCTACTAACTGGTATGCGAGTAGCCGAAGTTTCTGCGCTCACTTGGACTGATATCGATTGGCAAAATAAGACTATCCGTGTTAATAAGTCATGGGATTATGTTTATGGTCAAAAATTTAAGAAAACAAAAACTGAATCTAGTATTCGTACAATAACTGTAACTGACGATCTTTTAAATCATCTTAAAACACTGCATGCTTTACAGATGGCAGCTAAATTGGATAACCCAGATCATCTAGTTTTCATGAACAAGCGTGGTCGTATCCCATCCCCTGGAGCGTGTGATAACTTGCTTAAAAAATACTCCGATTCATTGGGAATTAAACGGATTAGTTTTCACGGGTTGCGGCACACCCACGCTAGTTACCTGCTCTATTGTGGCGTGAAGATGGAATACATTTCCCAACGGTTGGGCCATAAGAACAGTTCCATCACTCGTAACGTCTACGCTCATATGATTAAGGAAGACCAACAACAGGAAGACGAACGGACCTTAAAAGCCCTCTCTCAGGTCAACTAA